GATGCCCGGATAACTGCCAACGGTGCCGCAGAAGAACGGCGCCTCGGGTAGATCCTTACCGGCACGCTGCACCAGGAAGTTGCCGGGTGTCCAGGTGCCAGCCCTGCGGTCGTAGGTCTGCGTATGGGCGCCAACGCGGCAGGCACGCTGAAAGACATCTTTCACCGGGATGCTGTCGAGCTGGCCCTCGCTCAGCACCAGCATGTAGTAGGCGGTGACGTTGTTGCTGGCGTCATTCTCGAAACGTGCTTCGGTGGCGCCGGGACTGATCAGGATGCCACCTTTGCTGTTGCGGAATCGGGCGAACACGATCGGCACCGGCTCGCCAATCTGCGCAAACCGCTGCGGGCGATCCAGCTCTGTGGTGCCCTGCGCTGCGGTTGCATCAGCTGGTGCGTTGATCTGACCGGCCTGGATGGCCATCAGTGCCAGTGGATCGCTGGAGGAAAGGAAGCTCACTGCCTAATGCCCTGCCCCATGATCGCCAATGTCAACCGGCGCGGCGGCACTTGTGCTCCGACGGGAGACAATGCCGAGCCGAGTTGTATGGTCAGGCTAGTCAATCCGCCATTGCCGCCAACCACTTGGCCGGTGTATGCAGCCACCAGCTCTTGCCCAGCCTGCGGGGTGTTGTTGTTGATGGTGGAATCGAACTGGTAGATGCTGAGATCCACCAGGCGGCCATCGCTGATGGCAGCGAGGAACGCATCTAACACCAGGCCAGTTGCTGCAGCGGTGACGGATACTGACTGCTCAGTGCCACTGCTGCCGGCGGTGATGCCATCAGCAATGAACGGCACATAGTTCCAGCTGGCGCTCGACCATGTGACGCTGGTGTTGGCGTAGTAGCTCTGCCAGCGCTGGTAGGTAACACCAGCAGCGTCATAGATGCGAAGGTATTGGCTTTGCGCTCTCATCAGGCCATGCCCAGCGCGATGCGTGCAGATGGTGTACGCAGCCGGCCGATCACACCTTCAGCAGTCAGCCGCATGGCGCGTTCCATGTCGGTCACGGTGACGTAGCGCTGGCCGTCAAACTCCATCACCGGGCCGGTGGTGATGTTGATCACTGGCGACTTGCCGCCACTGCCGGCCAGGACGGCATCACCTCGAGCACCAGCCAGAAAGCTGCTGCTGGCTGCCGCCATCTTGGATTCGGGGATGATGTACTCACGCTGGCCACCTTCACCAACCATCGCAAGCGTTGGCCGGTTGACGGTGCCGCCCTGCGCAAAGGCTGGCACAGTGAGTTGTGGAATCAACGGGATGTCGGGCGCCGGCAGTCGGTTGAACGCACGGATCAGCACATTGATCAGTCCTGCCGCAAAGTTCACTCGATCGGCTAGGTACTGCAGCACGCTACGAAAGACATTCTTGATCGTGGCAACCACCGTTTGAAATGCGCCGCCAATCGCGCTGCCGATGTTCTTGAAGATTGCTACTGCGCCATCGTAAAGACCTTTGAAAAATCCAAGGATCGGCCTTACATAATAGTCCATGTAAGCCTGCGCGCCAGCCTTTAACAGATCACCGATCTTATTAAAGGCTCCGCCAATAAAGTTCACTACAGCATTGAATGCTGCACCGATTTGATCACGGAATGCGTAGATCGCAACGCCAGCTGCAACCAGCAGCGCCACAATGCCTAACGGGCCAGTGATCAGCACGATGAATGCTGTGGCAATGCCAGCGATGATGCTCCCTGCGCTAGCCAGTGCGCCGCCTGCTGCGAACAGACCAGCAATCGCGCTGCCGATTGAGATGATGGCAGAGATCGCAGGCGCCAATGCAACCAGCGCCGTGAGTAATCCGCCAATCACCAGCAGCGTGGCCTGCACCGGCTGCGGCAGTGCAGTGAATGCTTTGATAATGCCGACAATGCCCTGCGCAATGCTTGTGATTGCAGGCAGCAGTGCTGTGACTGCTTCATTGAATGGTCCGCCAAGACTGCGGCCGATTGCATTCAATGAATCATTGAACTCATCAGCTGACTTCGCCATGTCGCCAGAGATCGTGGCTTGATATTGCTCAAGCGCGGCGCGGCCTTGATTCAACATTGGAATCAACTCAACGCCAGACTTACCGAATAGCTGCATCGCAAGCGCAGACTTCTCAGCGCCATCTGGCATCTTGGCGAAACGATCTGAGATCTCAAGCATTACAGCATCAAGGCTGCGAACCTTGCCCTGCGCATCTCTGGTTGCAACACCGATACCGGAAAGTGCCTTGCTGGCGGCAGAGCTTGGATCGGTGATGCGCTTGGCAAGTTGCCCCATGCCCTTGGCGACACCTTCAATGCTGCTGCCGCTATCCTGCGCTGCCTGCCCAAACCTGCTGAGCGATTCCACAGCCACGCCAGTGCGCTGGCTCATGTCATTCAAATTGTCTGCTGCATCAATCGAGCCCTTGGCGATTGCAGTCAGGCCAGCAACAGCCCCAACCGGCAGCAGCGCGCCCATCAATCCGCCGACGCCCTTGGCGGCCTGCCCCATGCGGCCGAGTCCGCCGCCAGCTATACCGGCTTGCTTGTTCAGATTGCCAAGGCTGCGGCTAAGTCCGTCGATCTCGCCCTGGCCTTGAACGTTTGCCTTGACCTTAAGGATCGCGTCAAGCTTCACGGCTCACCAATCGCAGGACTTCAGCCTCGATGATCTGCAGATCGCTCAGCATCGCAGATTCATCCGCCACTGACCGCAGTCTAAACAGCCACGCCACTGCGCCATAGTCCAACCCGATCAGGCCGCCAGGGCCGGTGCGCCATTGCGTCTGGCAGTCGAGGAACATCATCAGCGCAGGCCACGCATCAGGCTCAACCTCGAAGTGCTCAGGTTGGCCGGGTTCAAACCCGACCACGCCAAGCACTGCGGCATCATCTGCGGTTTTGTCGATCACGCCGCCCTTGACCCAATACTGAGCGGCGTCCTTTAGTTTTTTGCTTTGTTGCCGGTGACGCTCTCGAAGTACGCCACCACAATGGCGCTGGCGACTGCCGGGATATTCAACAGCTCGGCCTTGCTGGCGGCAGTGAATGGCACGTCCTCGCCGTCCTCATCCTGCACATTGCTCCAGCCGGCCAGTACCTCATCGGCTACCGATTGATCGGTCAGATCGATGCCATCATCACCGCGCTGCTTTGCCCTGAACAGGTCTTGGATCTCATTGATCCGTGTCTGCGCCAGTCGGTTGAACCGCGCGTCAAAGGTCTGCTTCTCATAGCGCCCGCCATCAATCGGCAGGCGCAGTACCACCGGCCACTCATAGGTGGCCGATTTTTTCAGGACAAATGCCATGCAGGATCAGGAGAAGGTGATCGAGACTTCATCGTTGCCGGCGCCGGTCGGGATTGCCACGTAGGGCAGGTTCAGCATTTGCACGCCGTCTTGGTCAGCATAGGTCGGGTTGCTGATGTCCACCTTGGGCGCCACCAGCGAGACCCGATTGCCAGCGGTTGTGCCATGCAGCAGCGTCAGCACGCCGGTGGTGTCGTTATTGGCAATGGCGAAATAGTCCTTCGTGGCGATCGGCACAGCCTCGATCATGCACTCACCGGATGGCGCCCGGTTGGTGATCATGATCTCCTTGGTGCAGCCAACCAGCTCGCGGTAGATCAGCTCATTGGCCATGTCAAGACTGAGCGACTGCAGGCAGCCGGCATAGCTAAGGAAGCTGAACGTGCTGCTGTTGCCCGGCTTGAAGATCAACGGGTCAGCCTGCGCGGTATAGGTGCTGGCTGGCGCCGCCGTGTCAGTCGGTGCGTTGTAGATCCCGGTGAACTCGAAATCGATCGTAGGAATTGCTCCCACCTCAGCGCTCAGCGAGAACGTGCCGCGACAGCCGGTGGCCTTGTGCAGCACGCCGTCGTTGTTGTAGTAGATGGTGACGCTGCTGAAGCTGCTGCTGACTGGCTTGTAGCCGACGTTGGCGGCGATGCTGTAGCCGCTGCTGGCGCCCGGCGTGAAGGTGGCAGTGGTGGCCTGCACCGTTGCCACCTTCGTGCTGCCCACGTAGTCAGTGATCACGCCGCTGCTGCCTGATCCGGTGCCGCTGGTGATGCTGATGATCATGCCAACGTAGGCATCATCCGCAGCGCTGGCGCCTGCCGCCAGGGTGATGCTGCCAGCAGAGCCTGCCGTAGCGGTGCCGGTGACTGCAGAGCTGGTTGTGGTCTCGGCCATGCCGCACGCCTTCAGCAGGGCGCCGAATCGCGGAGCTGTAGCAGCAGTGCCGGATCCGGTCAGCTCAATCTGGAAGTTGATCAATACGCGCTGGTTGGCCAGCAGCTGGTCATTGTTGCCCAGCCATGGCCGGATCAACTCGCGGCTGACGACATCCGACTCAAGTGGTGTGGCATCAATCGAGCGGACCAGCAGCGCATCCGTCCCAGCCGGGCTGGAATCAGTCGCGTACGTTGCCTCGGTTTTTACGAGAAGGAGTTGCTTGCGTGTCAGCAGCGCCATCGGGAGCAGTCTCGGGTAAAGGTGCAGCCGGCAGCCTTACGCCGGTTTCAGGGTCCAAGACGTATGAGCCGCCTTGGCCGTGGTATTCATCCAACATGCTAGCGATGATCAACCTGTTGCCAGATTAGCGACTGCTGTGCGGTACCTCACTGCGTAATCGCACGCGATTACACCAGCCGGTTGGTCAGCCTCCACCATGTCGAACTGCACGCCACGCGGTTCAATGCTCATCGCATAGCCGCCAACTGTCTGGTCGGTCATGACCTTGGCGTGCAGGCTTTCAATAGTTGCATCCGCCTGCTGGTCTGGGATTGCGCCGCGCACGATCACCGCAATCCGCACCGTCAGCGTCCAGTCCGTTTTGCAGAAGCTCACGTCCGTATTGGCCTGGTCCGAGATCGGCTCAACCACAATGGCCGGCGATTCGCCGCGCGTGATCGGCTCCACCCTGCTGCGGTAGATGCGCGTGCTGACGCCTGTCGTGCCAGCCAGCGATGATGCAATGGTGGCTAGGATGCTTTCGCGGCGTGTTGTCATGGTTCAGGCGCTGGCGACTTGGGTGATTGTGCAGATGATGCCAGGGATGGCAGGATTCGATGCACCGGCACTCTCGGCGTGAATGTAGACGTTGAGGTTGGTCGCAGCCCACATCAGCTCGATGTAATCATTGGCAGCCAGCTCCATCACGAAGTTGACAGTGCCGATCACGTTGCCATGTACGCCGCCATGACTTGAGATGATGCTGAAGCGACTATCCGAGTTGGCCACATCGCCAGGCGTACCGCTGTCATTCTTGCGCAGCCAGACGTTGGCATCATGGATCTGCGCATCGCTATTGCTGAATTGGATAGAGAATGTAATGCTATAGATGCCGGGATACAGCACCGTTATGCGATTGCTTGATGCAATCGCAATGCCATAATTGGCAAGATCGCCAGAGCGCAGAAAGATTGCAGTTGGCGTGTTGATCGTCGCCACATATTGCGAGGTGGAATCCCAGAAGCTGCCCCAATACCCCGGACAGCCGTGATACGCCAGCTGATTCCATCGCTGCGCGCCATTGCCGATCTTGATATTTCCTGTATCCGATTCACGGCCAAACTCGCCATCTAGCAAGACTGGATTCCCTGCCGTCCATGCCGCGCGAGTGTTGGTGCGGATCGGTGCGCTCATCAGTCGTGTGCCTTGATCATCACGTAGCCAGCGGTGACGCCTGAACCGGCGGTCGAGACACGCACGCGCATCAGCGCTGCGTTGATGTCCTGCACCGTCAGCTGCACCGTGGAGCTGGCCACAGCGGTGAGCGGAGTGCCGATCGCGTACCAGCTGGCGCCGTTGTCGTCGGAGCCCTCCATCTGCAGCGCTGGTGCCGTGGTGGTGATTGCGCCGACGTTGACCACCAGCTGGGCGCGGTTGCCGGCGTCCCTGGTGTCCAGGCTTGGCGTTGTGCTGTTGAGCGTGGTGAGCACGATCGAGCGGTCAATCAGCTGGCGCACAGCTTCGGAGCTGTTGCTGTTCTGCAAGCGGTTGATCGCCCTGGTGAAGCTCGGGCTGGTGCCGCCCACGGTCTGCACGTAGCGCACCCGGTTGCCAACAATCCTGATCAGCGGTGAGCGGTACATGCCCGAGCCGGTAATCCTCGGGAAGTCGTACACCTTGAACCAGTTGGTGCCGCTGTCGTCGGATTCCTCAATCGCCACGTCCAGCGTTGGCGAGGTGCCTGTGACGGCGGTGACCGGAACGCTGACGCTGTAGCTGGTGCCAAACGTCGGTGTGAATGCCGCCGTGGTCGTGGTTGTTGTCAACGCGGCTGAGGCCACATCCGCGATGATGCCCGGCAGCGCCAGGTTGGCAGCGGTGACGGCTGCAACGGTGCCGGTGCCGATGTTGGCGGTGACGGTGCCGCTCACCGGCTGCGTGCCCAACGCGCCGCCCAGTACCTGCACCGGCAGCGCATGGCTGCCGACAGGATCGCTACTGGCTACTCGGATCTTCTGCCGTCCCTGATCCTCAATCTGAATGAATCCGGTCGTCAGTGTGGTGGTGCTGGCCGGCGCAGTGCTGCCGTTCTGCACCACGATGAACAGATACAACACCGTCTCGGGATCAGGAACGTTCTCGATCCTGCTGGCTCGGTTTGTCCACTGATAGCCGGTGTTGCTGGCCACCAGTGCATCAGAGAATCCGGCCGTGAATACGTCGAAGTTGAGCTGCCCGACATGGCCAGGCGATGCAGTGGTGTTGATCGTGGCGGTGGTGTTGCCGCTGTTCCAGCCACGGCGCTGTGCGTCGAAGCTGGCATTGGTCGCAGTGGTGCCGCTGTACTCCAACTGGATGTGATTCCAGCCGTACAGGGTCAGGGTGCCACTACCGGATGCCGGCCATGCTGCAACGGTGAAGTTAACCGTGAGCCCTGAGACGCTGGCAATGGCATAGCGGCCTGGGATGCCAGCGGCGCCAGTGATCCGCGACAGTCGTACGCTCTGGCCGACATTGGCCGCTGTGAACGGGTTGGTAGTAGGGAAAGTGACCGTGACGCTGGTGGCGCTGTTGATTGTGTAAGACAGCGCCTCGCCAATCAGATCAGCCAGCTCAAACCTGAATGTCTGGTTGGCGATCCTCTGAGACAAGATCACCTTCAGGCGTGCCAGCAATGAGCCTGAGAACGTATTAATCGAGCGGATCACCGTTTCGCTGTTGGCGGTGGTGCCGGTCGTGATGACAAGGTTTCCGGCCGACTGGTTCACCGTCATGCCGCTGCCCGTCTGCAGCAGGGTGAAATCCTCAGCCGCTTTGCCGACGATCCCGCTGCCGACTTCAGCAAAGCCCGCACGCATGAATGACGGGGCGCTGTTGGTGACCGACACCGGCGAGGCCCGCAGCTCGCTGTTAGTCAGCCCGCCACCGCCAGCCGGCAACACCACCGGCAGCCGGCCGCTGTCCAGCGCTGGAAGCTTCCCGTTCACTGCTGCCAGCGTCGTTTCTGTTGCAGCGCCAGTCGGGAGCGGTAGGGCGCTAGCGCTCACCGGCTGCGTGGCCTGCCAGAACGTGCCACTTACTGGAACTGCAGTGGCTCGCAACTCGGTGTCAGTCAGCGGGCCAGAGACTGCAACAGTGCCTGTGATCGACACGCTGCCGCTGATCGGCTGCGTCGCCTGCCAGAACGTGCCGCTCACCGGCACCGCCGTGGCGCGCAGCTGGACATCAGTCAGCGGGCCTGACACCGGCTGCGTCGCCTGCCAGAACGTGCCGCTCACCGGTTGCGTGACGCCGCTGCCATCCACCGGCAGGCGGCTGCTCACCAGGGCCGGCAGCTTGCCATCTATGCTGCTCAGGCTGCTGTTGCTGCTCGTCTGATTTGCGGCCGTGGCAACACCGCTCACGCTCACCGGAACGGGTGATGCGCGCAGCTCTGCATTCGTCAGGCCACCACCACCGCCGCCGGCAGCAGGATCATCAACAAACACCTGCAGGCGGTCTGCGGCATTCATTGAACTTGTGCTGAACTCAAGCGTCAGCGTCGTGTTGCCACCGCCGGTGGTCAGCACCGCACCCTTCGATGGCACGTTGAACTGATACAGGATCGTGCCGCTGGTCACGTTCGTGATCAGCAGGAACTGCTCCAGCGTGTAACTGCCAGGCACGACCACAGTGCCGGCATTGG